TGTGTAGCCCATCTCAATCCACATGCTGAACACATACTTGGTAAGGTCAGCTAGTTCTTCGCTGATGTTGGGGCCGAACTGCCACATAGTTTCTAGACGATGCGTTTTCCAGTGAGTTTGATCTAGCAATTCACTTAGTTCGCTGTGTGCGCCTAGTATGTAGTTGATAAGCCATTCCGAACTGCTACGTGTTTGGAACTGTTTAACCTTATCGTTGTATTCTTGCTGCTCGTCCCATACTTGCGCTAGAGTCTTTCTCATACTAACTCCATTAGGAACCGTTTGGTATCCATACGTGCATGATGGCTTAGGTAGCCCGTTTTGAAGGCAGCCAATCTACCCACACGCAATAAGTTATCTTCAATACGTTCATGCCAAGCTAGAGGTGGGGTGTTGGGCATGAGGTCAGGGGCAAAGTGGATGTTACCATCTCCATTGCCTCTATTTTCCTCGTACTGTGTAATGGTCTGGCCGAATATATGGTTAGGATACTCTGTGTATTGGTGTCCTGGAACCATTGTCTGCCGTACCCAGGGGATTGTGTTCAAGCCATTGTACAGTACGATGTGCTTATTTGTTTCTACTTTGTTGATATAGATAGGGAAGTTAGTGAGATAACCCTTATCTGCATATCCTTGTTTGAAGGTAGGATTAGCAAAAGTACAGATAACCGCCTTGCGTTCATGCTTGAGTTGTTCTAGGTCGGTAGGGCTAATGGGATGACTATTTCGTAACCCAGGCATCATGCCCCACAGCGTTGTCGCCATTTCCTCATACATATACAGGTAATCGGTAACAGTTTTCTGGCTGTTATTGAAGCGTGTATGTGCGCTAGTCTTCACTACCTTTGTCCATTGGTTCATGGAGTACAGGTCTGCCGTACCTAACAGGATGCTGGTGATGGGTGTAGCTACCCAGGGGATTGGACTTTCATACATGAAGATAGCCCCTATGGGAAGAGCCATCTTTGAAGCCAGCACTTCTATCTGGTCAGCTTCGTAGCCAGCATCACGGCAACCCCAATAGGCGTAGATAGCACTCAAACCGCCACCTATGATGGTAATGTCAGGTTCCATTTTCTTTCCTCTTGGCTTCTGATATCTTCCTCTTAGTTTCTTCTGTGTGATGCTTTCCTACCCAAGTTGTATGTTCTGGGTGAAATTGCCCGTTACCTCTACCCTTCTGCATCATGTCTATAGAGTTATCAGCTTTATTTCCTATAAACAAATGCAGAGGATTGCAGCATCTAGGCTCATCGCACTTGTGCAAACATAGCATATTTTGCGGAATAGATCCATTAAATAGCAGATAACTAAAACGATGAGCATAGATCATTATCTGCTTACCGGCTCTATTGGATCCTAAGTGAATTTTTCCATAGCCATTAGGAGTGGTACTTTTGTGCCAAAGCCAGCAATCTTCTTCTAGGTCAGAGACTAAAGATATACTTCTCCAGAACATATACTCTTTCTGGCGGAGAAGATCTAAATCTTGCTCATCTACCCACGCCATTTTTCACCTCGATCGCATACTGTACTTTCGCCATATCAGCAGCGTCTCTGGCGTGACCACTGTCTATCTTAGTTCTAGTCGTAAGACTTTTCCAGCGTCCTGGACCCATCTTCACTACATTGTAGCCAGCGGTCTCATAGCAATGGCACAGTGTAGCGTAGATATGGAACTGGTCTTGGTTGAAAAAGAGGGTGCTGTTGGGTGGTGATTCTATGACGATGGTGGTAGGCTTTGTCATCTTAGTAAGCGCAAAGATGAAGTCTTCCTTATCAAATGCTTCGGGGCGGCACACCATCCCCCACACAAACTCACCATCTTGTACAAAACTAATGCCTGTGCTTTCACCAGGATCAAAGGCTAGTATACGGCTGATGCTCACCATTTCTTGGTCTCCCATAGATAAGGGGGTGCATTTCTGCACCCCCTGGATTAACTAGAAGCGGGAATCTTCACTCATCTCGTCAGGAACATTTGCTAAGGAATCATCTTCCTCTGTTTCCCAACTGGCAATGTCATCCTCAAAGCCGTTGCTGGTGTCTGCATCGTCACCCAGGTTAAAAACATTGTTGACGCTTTCAGCATCCTTGCCTGCTTGTTCTGGGGTAAGCGGTTCGACGATTACATTCTTGCTCTTGCCTTGATAGGTGTCCTTGCCGATCTTTGCCCACAGGGTCTTGTTCTTCAGGCTGCGGGAATTCAGGCTACCCGTGAGGGGCGCACCCACCGCATCCAGGAACCGACCAACCATGAACTTAGCTTTTGGAGTCATGGTCAATGTGTGCCAGATGGTGTTGCCAGTGGACTTCCCTGCTTCGTCCAATACGTCGCAGGTAAGATTGACGTAAGGATTGCCAGCGGCACTTGTGCGGTCTTCGGTCTCCATAATACGCACTTTGTAAATGCCGTCAGCCAACAGTGTTGAACGCTCTAGATCGATTTTCATGGTGTTTCTTTCCCCTTGTTGATTACACTCATCAATGCTTCATAGGTGTTACGAATTGGTCTGCTTAACTTCCCCGTCCGGTCTTTGGCTATATAGGCCGGAGTATCTGCAAATGCTATAAGATGCTCAGCGGGTTGGTCTTTCGCCGCTTGCTTAGTATAGCAATAGCCGATTTGCTCAATGATCCTTCTGACGTCAGGCCCAGTCTTCTTGCCGGAAAACAACGGCAGCAACTTATCTTCAGGAAATTCACGTTCCTTGCATCCCGCAACGAAGATAATGTTGTAGGGTAGCTTGATGAACAACCGCACTAAGGTCTGCATATCACGGGCTAACTTTCCGTAATCTTGCATCGTAGGTTGGTCATCGTAGATTCGCTGAGCTGGATTTGTCTTCACCGAATTCTCTAGCACCAGAATTTGCAGTTCGTTCAAGCTATCTATTACAATGGTCTTGAACGGTGCATCTTCTGGTTTTATCTTCTTCACAATTTGGTAGAAGGCTTTCACCTCATCCAAAGTTGTGATCTGTTGGGCCGGACTCTTGGGGTATCGTTTGATGTTACGCTTTAATGGTAGAAGTGAGCGCATACCATCTTCTAAGTCAAGGAAGAGTGGATCCGGGAAAGTACCAGCGAAGTAGGTCTTACCACTACCGCTGTCGCCATAGACAAGTATTTTCCAACCCTTATCTTCTGCTGTAGTATCATCCCAAGTACCGAAGGGTATATCCCTTGCAAGGGAAGGTGGTTGTGCGATCCTCTCTGCGGGATCTGCCATTAGTTTATCTCCTGTTTCACTTCTACGAATGCGGGTTTACACAACGTTGTATGTTTTTATCGGCGGTGATCTGCACGCCATGTTGCCTCCTTACATCAGACCTAGAAGGGCATTGGGATAGAAACGGTAGAACTCATAGTTTTCGGGAATTACCGTTCTATCATGTTTTGTAATCTCACGCTGAAAGAATGCCACAGCTATGGATTCTTTAGGGAAGTGATTAGCTAGATAATAACCTACCATGATGTTAATGATGCCAGTCCCCGCCGGAATCAAGCAATCCTCTTGGGGATTGAAGGTAGCAAGGTTGATATTCACCTGCATCGCTAATTCATTAACATCTGTGCTGTAACCGTCCGTAATAAATTCTACCTTCTCCGCATAGGCTTTTAAGGCTTGTAGGCGGAATCCAGGTTTGCCGCAAAAGGCTTTGTGGAACTTTGGATTTTCTAAGCGTTGTAAACCTTCTGTAGTCATCTCTTGCATTTTCATTTAAGTATATCCTTTAACATGCCAGTAGTTAAATCTTTGATCATCCCAACTCTATAGTCTAAAAGACCGTGAACCAGATGGTCAATAGTAGGTGAACCATCTTGGTACACAGATCGTAGATGAACCACGTTAGGAGCATGAACTGTACCGATGCGGCGGAAACGATGAAGACTCTGAAAGTAGTTACTATCATAATTTCTTTCAGGGTAGAAGGCTGTCCTTGCTGCCGTGAGGGTGTGGCCGAAGCTACCTGTTTGCATGTTTAGGATGAGAATCTTTGTTTCGCCTTCTTGGAACTTACGTATCCAATTGTTACGCTCTTCTGTATCTGTTGCGCCTATAATCTTACCGATGCGCTGGTCTACCTTACGGGCTAGGAACTCTTCCAGATAGTAGGCAGTACGGGTGAAGCTCACCCATACGAGCCAGGGGCCATCGTATATTTCCATTAGCTCCGGCAGAGCATCCCACTTACCGCTTTCGTTTGTGCCGTCTAACAGCATTGGATTGCTGGCAAGTTGGATTAATCTGGTTACTTTACTGAGATGGTTCTCTACTGTGATCTTCGTGCTGGCCGTGACGTTGCCGCTATCGTCTTCCTGCTCTAGCGTAGTGGCTAAGTCTACAGCCATCTCATGATAAGCCTTTTCTTGCTTAGGCTTCATGGGTATATCTATTTCCTCAAAAATCCACTCTGGTATATCTAACACCTCGCTTTGACTACGAGCAAAGTATATATCCTCAAAGCGTTTCTTTATGACGTATTCAGCATCCATTTTGTTAGCAACTACTTGATTGCCCCAGGGTGTAGGATTCACCATGCAGTATTCTTGAGCAAAACGCCAATAGGAACTGTAGGCTTTTGGCTTTAGGATATTGAACTGTGACCATATATCATCAATCATACGGTTGGCTGGTGCGCCTGTCAGTTCCCATACTCTAGGGATACCCTTGGCTAATCTTACTACACCTTTGGTGCGTAGCGAAGTTCGACTTTTGTATAGGATGCTTTCGTCTAGTACCATGAGGTCAAAGTGTTTGGTCAGCAAGGTCGGTACAATTTTTATAGCGGTTTCTGGATTAGTAATTACCCAGGTCATGCGATTGCGTACCTTATTGTTCATTTCCTGCAATGTGGCTTTCTTGCCGTGATAGATAATCACATTGCTCTTACGGGGTAGGAACTGTTCCCATTTCTCTATTTCGCTTTTCCACATATACAGTAGGGAAAGCGGAGCTATGACCAGTACAGTATCCACATCCTCGAGTAGGTTCGCTGCCGTAATGCTGCAAATCGTTTTACCTAATCCAGGACTAAGCGACAGCATGGCACGTTGACGGTCAGCTAGAAAGCTAATGGCTTCACGCTGGAAAGGGAACAGTGGTAGATTACGTATTTCTGGGATAGGGTTAACGAAGGTAACTTCTCTGCGCCATTTTGCTACATCCGGCGCAAGCATCAGTGGGCCTAAGCTATCCCGTAACCAGTGTAGAGCTTCAAGCGAAGTTGTAGCACGATAGCACAAACCCAACGTAGGATTGTTGGCTATGAACCACATGCTACCGTCTAGCAGTTTAAGGGTGGGATTAACTTTGGTGGGGACGAAGAAGAGAAAGTCTTGCTTTGTCTCTGGTAGGAAGGTTACTCTGCCAACATCTGGAGCTGGCGGTTGCTTTTCTGGCATTCTGTCTTGGCCTTTCTCGGCTGTAATATTTTATTGTGCTTGGGCGCACAACGTATTTAGTAGTATAGCACAGCCGCCGCTAGGCTGCAAATTGGGTATATGCCCACAATATACAGCCCATTTGCTACTTTACAAACCTTATATGTTGTGTTAGGCTAAACCTAACACATTCATCGCAAGGAATCCTAGATGATAAATCAGGCAGAATATCTGGAAGAAAGTATAGTAATCCTCGCCATTCGCAATCAAATGGGGAATATGGGACTGGCCGCTAAAGAGCTTGGTCTTTCTCGTGGCGAGCTTATGGATTACATGGTACACCATCCTGCCGTAATGGATGCTAGGATACAGGTCAAAGAAGCCATTAAAGATCACGCTGAAGATCTTTTGGTTTCTCAGATGGAAACAGAGCCAGGTCTTTTGATGTTCTTCCTCAGAACCCAAGCGAAGGATCGTGGTTACGATACTTCCAAGACCCTTACAACGAACAATAACGTGCAAGTCAACGTGGATGCTCGCTCGCTCATTGCTGCAATGCGGAACGGCACAAAGGCTATAGATGTCCAAGAAGATGACATTGTTGAGGAAGGCGAACTTTTCACAGTCCCCAAGCTACTCCATGACGGAGATGGAAGCAGAGGAACTGGGGAAGTGTTACAATAGTCCTGCCTACTTCATAAACAAATATTGTCATATCTACGATACTGTAGAGGGAGGTTGGGTTCCCTTCACTTTGTGGCCCGCTCAAATGGCCGCATTGGACATCATACATAGTAATCAGCTATCCATCGTACTCAAGGCAAGGCAGATTGGTCTCACCTGGCTTGTTCTTGCTTACGCTTTATGGTGCATGATTTTCAGGCCGATTGCATCTGTGTTGATATTTAGTAAGCGGGACATAGATGCAATCTACCTGCTCTCCGAAGACCGCCTTCGTGGGATGTATGACCGCTTGCCGGAATGGATGAAGGGCGGTCACACAGTCTTCACAGACAATGCCCATGAGTGGAGTATGGAAAATGAGAGCACAGCCCGAAGTTTTCCTACTTCTGCTGGGGATTCTTATACTGCTACTCTGGCTATTGTCGACGAAGCTGATCTCTCTCCTGACCTAAACTCGCTTCTCCGAGCAGTTAAACCCACTATTGCAAACGGTGGGAAAATGATACTGCTGTCTCGTGCCGATAAAGACAAGCCCATCTCTGACTTCAAAAAGATATACATTGACGCCAAAGCTGGCAAGACGGCTTGGGCGCACATCTTCTTGCCCTGGTACGTCCATCCTCGCAGGACTCCGGAATGGTATGAGAAGGAGAAGGTGGATATTGAATCTCGTACGGGGAGCCTTGACGACCTGTACGAGCAATATCCAGCAACCGATTCTGAGGCGTTAAAGCCCCGTTCCCTGGATAAGAGGATTCCCTATGAATGGCTTGCGGCAGTTTACGAGGAGCTTGAGGGGGATGATAATATTGGGCTTCCTGGTCTTACTGTGTTTAAGCGACCTGAAGACGGCCACATTTATGTCATTGGGGCGGATCCTGCAGAAGGAAATCCTAACTCAGATGATAGCTCTGCAACTGTTATGGATGTGGCTACAGGCGAGGAAGTAGCGTTGTTGGCCGAACGGCTGCAACCGAACACCTTTGCAGATTACATTGAGAAGTTAGCTGGCTTCTATAACGAAGCTAGTGTGTTGGTAGAGCGCAACAATCATGGTCATGCTGTTCTGCTCAAGCTGGCAGAGGATGGCTTTGAAGGTACGATGAATGGCATGGATGGCCGTCCTGGGTGGCTCAATACCACCAAAGGAAAGGCTATAATGTATACACATTGTACAAAGGTTATACAAGAAAAAGACGCGATTGTACATGCTTTTTCGACTTATCAACAACTCGCCTCCATAGTCGGTAGCACGTTAAAAGCCCCTGAACATGAGCATGACGACAGAGCTACGAGCTTTGCGCTGGCTCAGTGTGCTCGCATCATCATCCTTGGTGGGGACGTGATGATGGCCTCTGCTCATGTTGAGGGGCGACGTGCTGCAC